ATGACTTGATAGAAGATAAACAAACCGGTGAAATTGTTTTCAACAATCTTTTTGAACACGTTTTGCCAACCCTTGAAACCAACAACCAATAGAGAAGGAAAGAAACCGATGAGCAAATCAGTTTTGAACATTACCGAAGAGACCAAAGCCTCAGACCTTGTTGTACTGGATAAGGAAACCCTAATAACTATTAGCAAGCTAACAGACAGCATCGAGGGGCAGGTGAATTGCCTCAAGGCTTTGATGAAGGCATCCGGCATCCCCTATTACTCATGGGATAAAGAGAACTCGGTGCAGGTTTACGCTGAACAGTTGAAGATCATCAAGAAAGAATAGCCGGAAACAAACCGTTACCTCCCTAAACTTGACCCCGCTTTGCTAGTCTGGCGGGGTTCTTTTTTGCCTGTCGTCTGAATGTAACCAAGCGGGTTGATATGGCGGGATAAATTGCGGGTGGGGTGTGGTGGTATTTGTTAGGGAATGTGACCTTGATATCTACACCACAGAATAACCAGCATGTAAAACTTGTCTGTCAAAAATCTATAAACGAGTGACGCGGCGCGTATATAGAGGGGATTCATGGCGGGGTGATTCCGGCGGGATTGCTCAGCGGGTGGCATCCTTGGCATCAATGATGGGATTCCCCTTTAGGGGGGTTGCAAGGGCCACTGGGGGGTACCGGTACTTGCTAGCAATACCCCCAGCGATTTTATTTTTGTAGGGTTATCGGTATGACTAAAAAACAACCCCTCTGGGATACCCCTAAGGGGGTACATGGGGATTCCCCAGAAAGAAACCCCTACGCAGGGCAGCGAAGGGGGGTGTGATAGGGGTTTACCCGGCAGGACTTAGTCCTATCATACAGTCAGAATCCCGTTTTGTCAAGAAAAAAGCCCCCGACTACTTCATTTTTATTTTTATTGTTGACTTATAGGGATATAATCGGTATACTTTGGTTGTGGGGCTAGATAAATCTAGCACATCCCGACAGATTTCCTCTTGACTTGTAACAACAGGGCGATGTAGGCTAATAAATCGGTCCCACAACTCCTAAAAAAGAGCTAATCCCATGTTTGAAGCATCCCTACTCGTTTGTTTAGTCGTTTCTCCTGAAACCTGTATGCAATTAGACGATACACAGGGTCCACACGCCTCGAAAAACGAGTGCAAACAACGGGCAGACGAAATGGCAGAGTTTGCTATATCAGCTAATCTGTTTGAATTGGACATCAAGTGGAAATGCACACAAACATCAGGACTGAAAGTCAGGTTTTATGAACCTTCTACCCCAACAAAAACAAAAAGACCGTCAGCTTACCCCCCAACAGAGTCATTTCCTAGAACTTCTCTTTGAAAATGGCGGTCAAGTCACCGCAGCAGCCCTAGATGCAGGTTACTCTAGGGGTTCTGCAGCGTGGCTTAAGTCTAGTCTGTCTGACGAGATCATCGAACGCACGAAGCAAGTCCTTGCAACCAACGCTCTAAAGGCTGCTAACCGTGTTATAACGACGATAGACAACCCCGCCCCAGAACGAGGTGATGAACTACGCCTCAAAGCCGCAGAGTCGCTCCTGAACCGCGTAGGAGTGGCAAAACAAGAACAAATCAACCACAACGTAACCGCAATACACGGAGTAGTCCTGCTACCCCCCAAGAAAGAGGTAGTTATCGATGCGGAGTGACAAAGAGATATTAAAGATTGCAATGGAAAACGTCAGTAACCTAACGAACGAAGAATTTGATAGGTATCAGGTGATACAAAAGATGCCAGTCAAAGAGAGATTTGCTAGAAAAGCGCACGGGGGTGATATTAGCTCTGCAGATGTATGGCATCAACCTGCCACTAAAACTGATCCTGAAGATTTTAAACCAATAGGAACCTATGACCCTACTACGGATAAACCTGAAAATCGTCAGCCGATGCGTCTAAAAAAACATCGTGGACGCTCTGCACAGGGAAGTGCCGAAAAGAATGGCTGAAGCCGCACCGAAGCGTACCTACCACCTATCGACAGCCGAACGTGCGCGAAGAGCAGCCCAAAAGAAACTGCGTGGTGCAAAGAAGAAAGCCCAGCAAGCCACAAAGAAGGCAGAGACGCAAAGAAAGAAAGCCCGTGATCTTGAAAGCACTATTGGACGAGTTGAGAAAGCTATCACAGCAAGCGGCACTGCAACGATTGACACTGCCGATCTCAAGTCACTTCCCCCGGCTGTATCCGATCTCGTGGGAGATTCCGAAGTTGTCTTTCAGGCTAACCCCGGACCCCAAGAGGAGTTTCTTTCGGCGGGAGAGCGGGACGTTCTTTACGGCGGGGCTGCTGGTGGCGGTAAATCGTTTGCTTTACTTGCTGATCCCCTACGGTATTGCCATAACCCCAATCATAGGGGTCTTCTTCTCCGGCGTACCCTCGACGAACTAACAGAACTAATTGACAAGTCACGCCAGCTATACACAAAGGCGTTTCCCGGAGCCAAGTTCCGCGAATCCAAATCAACTTGGGTTTTTCCATCTGGGGCTACGATCTGGTTTACCTACCTCGACAGAGACAAAGACGTTACCCGATTTCAGGGACAGGCATTTAACTGGATAGGCATCGATGAGATTACCCAATACCCTACACCGTATGTGTGGGACTATTTGCGTTCTAGGCTTCGTGCTACTGATCCTGAACTTCAAGAACACCTGTACATGCGCTGCACAGCCAACCCCGGAGGTGTGGGTGGCTGGTGGGTCAAGAAGATGTACATCGAAGGTACCCCCGAAAATAAAGCATTCCCTGCTTTTGACCTAGACACTCGCAAGACATTTGCTTGGCCTAGTGGTCACGAAAAGGCAGGTCAGCCGCTCTTCTTCCGAAAATTCGTTCCAGCGCGGTTGACAGATAATCCCCACCTCATGGCTGACGGTCAATACGAGGCTATGTTGCGTTCGCTCCCAGATGTCGAACGGAAGAGACTTCTCGAAGGGGATTGGGATGTGGCAGAGGGAGCAGCCTTTCCTGAGTTCTCACGAGTGAAACATGTGGTCGAACATTTTGACATTCCCACGAACTGGCCCCGCATACGAGCCGCCGACTACGGGTACTCCGCGCCGTCTTGTGTACTATGGGGTGCGATTGACTGGGATAATAATATTTGGGTTTATCGTGAATTATACGCTAAACACTTGACAGCCGAGCAATTAGCTGATAGAATACTAGAAGCGGAACAACTTGACCCGTTACCTCACTACACCGTACTCGATTCCTCTTGTTGGAACAAGACCGGATTCGGGCCATCCATAGCAGAGGTGATGATGCGGCAGGGAGTTCGCTGGACTCCATCAGACCGCAACCGTATTCAGGGCAAGATGGAAATACACCGTCGTCTGGCAGATGATCCCTACTCACAGGAACCACGCATACGTTTCTTTTCATCCTGCCAGAATATCGTGAAACAAATAGCTGGTATACCCCTCTCCAAAACAAACAGCGAAGACGTAGATACCAAAGCTGAAGATCACGCATACGACGCACTTCGATACATGCTGATGACACGAATGAGCGGATACGCTTCGATACACCAGCAACTAAGCGCAATCAAGAACCACGTACACATGGTTCAAGATGAAGTATTTGGATACTAGATGGAAACTCAAGAATTTAAAGCGTTAGTTGAGTCAGGCCAATTAACAATTGGTCAAGCGTTAGACCACGCTATATCCATGCCTAAATCTGGTAAGACAATACCAGACTTGCAAAAGGCTATCCAAGCTGGGAAGTTAGGCGATACTACCCTTGACACACCACTAGCAGAAGCGTTTAAAAGTGAAAGTTTTCTTTCTAATGTTGACACCCCAAAAGCAAATTATTACGTTAGTGTTCAGGGATTTGAAAACGCTTTAAAAACAGCATTTGTACGTGCAAAGATTCCCTATTTATCTACACTAGGTCTTGAAACAGAGTTGGCTGGTTCAAGTGGGTTGCTACAAGCTGGAGGATATTCAGAGGGGCAACTAAGACGAACTAGACAGATGCAGGGTTTGATTCCTTCTGCAGACTTAGATGCGGCGTATGCAGATGCTTTCACTAACATGAGTGCAAAAGGATCAAATGTATCAGATGATACAAAAAGATTTTTATTCTTTCATAAAAACACAGTTGTTCGCGTAGAAACAGTTTTAGGATCAACAGCTACTAAAACTGCACCTGCAAAACCCCCTATGACTCTTGCAGATGTAATTATAAGTTCTGATCCAGATACAGGCGAACCAACTGTAACACTGAAAGGCGAGAGCAGAGTAAATAAAACTCGCTTGCCCGTTACTTACAAGGGTACTATGGCTGCTTTATTAAAAGAGCAGTTTGATATAGCACGAGCAAGAGGTGGCAGCAAAGATTTAAAAGATATAAAACTATTTGATACCACAAAAGTAAAAACGGATGCTGCTCATAACAAATACATTAAGCCTATTGTAGAAGAAAGATTTCCAACACAGATACCCATTGACCCAAAATCAGGGGCTTCTGGCTGGCGACCTACAGACATAAGATCAGCAGTTCAAGACCAATTAGAAAAAGAGTTTCGCATTGATCCTGCTTTAGCGGAAGACTACGCAGGTCACAAAGTAAAAGATGCCTACAAATCATCAGGAGCAAATCCGTCTACTATCGGAGAAATTTCTGAAAACTTAGTTAGGCAATCTGCAAAAAATTTAGGAGTAGGAACAACTAACAGTGTTGTTGTAAGTAAGTTTGGACTAACATCTCCTGCACTAAGCGCAGAAAACGTTTCTTCTTTTCCTGCTTTAGCTGAAAACTACAGAGGAGTAGGCCAGACCTTACAAGCTTCTACAGTTCTAAGTGAAGCGCAAAAAGCTGAGATAGATTCTGCTGCATTTCTATCCTCTGAAAAACAAACTGCTGAAGCACTAAAAATTCAAGCCGATAACATAAGACAACAACAAAATTTAGATGTAAAAGGCGCAAAAGAAGGATTTGAAAGGCAGCAAGAAGTTGCAGGTATAAAGAAACAACTTAAACAAGAAAAGATTGTTGCATCCGGCGAAGACTTCATAGCCAAAGCCTTGAAGATGGCAAAGCCACTCAAAGGGCCGTTAAAAGTTATCTTACCCCCTGTTGGCTATGCTATGGCTGGTATCGCTGCAGAACAAACCCGTAGCGCAGTCACTCAGCAAGCAAAAGCATTGGGGCTTCCTAGTTCGCTAGCGGGTCCAATTGGAACAGTGGCAGGAGCCACAGAGTTTCTACCAGTTGCTCCTAGTGACGTTATAGAAGTAGGAAGATCGATGGCTTCTCCTGTAGCTGATCCCGGATCGGCCCGTCCTATTGAACGAGTAATGGCAGACCAACCGGAGTTGTTCCAAAACAACAAACCTGCCGCTCCTACAGCACAACCAGTGCCTTCCGCTCCCGTAAAAATACCTGACCCCGTTCCGTCCCAACAAGGAATGCTATCTGCAGGTGGAGCAAAGCAAAGAGTTAACCAAGCAAGAAGTGCCGCGCTTGCTGGTGAAGAAACATCAATGAGCGGTTCCTTTCTAAATTAACCCATAGGGGAGACAAACCTATGCCTGACAATAACTACAACTACGGTGCAGCATATGTAATGAACTCTGACAAGGTCAGCGTCGATACAGATGAGGGTGCATCAAAGCTTTACCGTGAAGGTCTGGAGTTTCCAACTCGTGTACAGACAGGCCCGATCACAGAAGATATGCCAAAGAAGCAAACTAAGCCCACAGTAGAAGCTTCATTCCACAAGATGGCAGACGACAGAAACTACTTTAGCTAGGACTTCAAATGTCTGATAATTTCCTACAACCCCCAGACGATAATGAAGTTGTAGTCGTAGACCCCGAAGAGGATATGCCCGGTCTTGCCGCGCACATCCGAAAGAAGTTCCAAGATTCCGAAAATGGTCGCTTTGCTTACGAGCAACGCTGGCTAAAGGCGTTCAAGAACTTTCGTGGTATTTACGATTCAACTACTCAATATCGTGAGAGTGAAAAGTCTAGGGTATTCATTAAGATTACCAAGACAAAGGTGCTTGCTGCTTACGGACAGATTATTGACATCTTGTTCGCAAACAAAAAGTTTCCGTTGGTCGTAGAGCCGACTCCTGTCCCAGAAGGTATTGCAGAGTTTGCCCACATGCAAACCCCGCTTGATGAGATCATCGATCCCTACGGATTTGAGGGAGACGGAAGAACCCTAGAGCCGGGAGCATTAGAAGCTTCTTCCCCTAGCGGCGACTTCTTAGGAGGATTAAAAGACAGATACAATGGTGCGCCTATTGTCGAGGGTCCAGCTTTAGCCGGAGAACCACAAATTTCTCCTGCACAGAAAGCTGCCTTGAATATGGAGAAGGTCATTCACGATCAGCTTCTTGACACAAGTGCCGTCAATGTATTTAGAAGTGCTATCTTTGAAGCATCTCTTTTAGGAACAGGGGTCGTAAAAGGTCCGTTTAACTTTACTAAAAGAGTACACCAGTGGGAGCGAGATGACGAAGGTTCTCGTGTGTATGCCCCCTACGAAAAAATTGTTCCGCGTATGGAGCATGTGTCTGCTTGGGACTTTCATCCTGATCCGGCAGCAACAAGTATAGAAGATTGTGAGTACGTTATACAACGGCACCGCATGAACCGTTTGCAGCTTCGTAATCTTATTAATCACCCCTACTTCTACAAGGATGCTATTGAAGAAGCTATTGCAAAGGGATCAAACTACGAAGACAAGTATTACGAAGATACTATTCGTGAAGATGAAACCGAAGCCTACTACCAAGAGAACAGGTTTGAGGTTCTTGAGTACTGGGGAGTTCTTGATGCTAAGTTTGCACAAGAAGTTGGAATGGATATTCCCGATGGCTTAGACCCTATTGATCAACTACAGGTGAATGTGTGGGTTTGTGGTAGTTCTGTTCTTCGTTGTGTCTTAAACCCATTTACACCAGCACGTATTCCCTATCAAGTATTTCCTTACGAAATTAACCCGTATCAAATTTGGGGTGTTGGCGTAGCGGAAAACATGGAAGATGCACAAATGCTGATGAACGGTCACGTTCGTATGGCAATTGACAACTTAGCCCTAGCTGGCAACCTTGTTTTTGACGTAGATGAAGCAAGCTTGGTTCCCGGACAAAACATGGATATCTTCCCCGGAAAGATATTCCGTCGTCAGTCAGGCGTAACCGGAACAGCCATCAACGGCCTCAAGTTCCCTAACACGGCACCTGAAAATATTCAGATGTACCAGATTAGCCGACAGCTTGCAGATGAAGAGACAGGTCTTCCGTCAATCATGCACGGTCAAACTGGAGTCACGGGGACAGGACGCACAGCATCAGGACTGTCTATGCTATTAGGTGGGGCAAGTCTATCGCTCAAGACTGTAATCAAGAACATTGATGACTCGTTACTAAAGCCTCTTGGAGAAGCGTACTTCCAGTGGAACATGCAGTTTAACGACGACGCTCCTGACATTCAGGGTGACCTAGAGATTAAACCACGCGGCGTAGCTGCCGTTATGCAAAAAGAAGTTCGCAGTCAAAGACTGACTACCCTGCTGCAGACTGTATCCAACCCAATGTTAGCACCATTTATCAAGATACCAAACCTTATGCGGGAGCTTGCTATCGCACAGGACATCGACCCTGACAGCTTGGTAAACGACGTAAACGAGGCACAGATATTTGCCGAAATGTTAAAAGGATTAGCAGCTAATGCTCAACAAGGAACAGGCCCGGAAGGTCAGCCCGTTGGTAACCAACAAACAGGCATGGGACAGTCTGGAGACGTACCTGCAGGAGCAAATCCAGATGACGCTTCGGGCGTTGGTGGGGGCCAGATCGGAACTGGAAGTGTTCCGGCTGCAGGGGAAGATAACTTCACTGGAAATGCTTAAGGGATTAAAGTCTGATTACGAAGCATTCGTAAGCTCTAAGGAAAATTAAATGAGTCTAAGCCAACTAGGGATGAGGTTAATACCCGGCTATACTGTGAGAGCAGTAACAGGGGGGTTTGCGCCCGATCCTCGTGGTATTAGACAAGATCAGATAATTGGAACTGGACGAGCCGACGGCGTAAGTGGAGTTGGTGGACCCCCCATTGAACGAAACGAGGGTGACGGCGGGGAAATGACCGCTGCAGAAATACAAGAGCAGCAAGACTACTTTGATAGCACCGCATTTGCAGGAGCATACAGCCCTGATAAAGAGTACCCAGAAACACTCGCAGGTTACTTAGAAAAAGCATTAGATTACGCCCTAGCTCCTCACGTGGAGTTTAACTCTCTTACTCAAAGCTATCGTGCCACAACCCCCGGCGGTATAATAGAAGCGGCGATGGGACCACTAGCTGGATTTATGGCTGCAGGTGCAGCACTTAGTAAGGCAAATCTAGAAAATATAAACGAACAAGCACTTGCGGGTACACCGGGATATGCAGTTGGACTTTTTGACAACGCAATTTTAGGAGTATCTCCCAACGCAATATCAACAGGTTTGTTTGGCATGAGTCCGACAGAGGCAGGTGTTTTGTCTGGCACTATACCAGACGCACCCCCCGGCATAACTCAAGAAGCATACAATCAAGCTATTATGACTGCACTTCTTGATGCAGTAGTTCCTGCTACACCCCCCGGAATTGGACCCTCTACTAGTTCAATCCCCGATGTTACTGCGGCTGTCAATCAAGAAGTATATGGTTCTCCTAGCGGTGCAGATGCCCTCGCTAATACTACGGGAATGGTATTTAGTTATACTCAAAATCCTTTTGGTAAACCGGGGATGATGAAAAATCCCGTAATGACAAAGGAAAACTTGCCTGTTACTATGGGAGGTTGGAAGAGTAGCGATTTTGGTTTTGATCCAGACTTTGGTTACGATCCGTACGACGATACTAATCCCGTTCAAGACACCGCATTTTTTGATGACGAATTAGATGTGACACCGGGGGTGACATCAGATATAAGCACTGCTAATGAGTACGGTGATCCTACTGCGCCCGGTGGGGGTGAATTTGGCGGTAGCTCACCCAGCAGCGGCAATACCGGAAACACTGGCACTACCGGTAACACTGGAAGCACTTCAATGGGTTCAAACAGCGGCATGTCTGGTCCCGGAGACATGGGTGGCGGTGATGACAATGGCAAGATAGTGTGTACTGCTATAAACCTCACTTATGGACTGCCTATGTACACAAATAAAGTGTGGCTTGCCTACAATAGAAAACATAACCTTGACGGAGCGTGGGAGTTAGGGTATCATAAACT